AGCCTGGTCAGCATTGCCGGTCATCATGGCTTCACTGATCTTCTCATTCCAACCGAGTGCATAGATCCCACGGACACCCTGTTGGATGTTCTGGTCAAACACCCGTTCATTCCGGGTTGCCTCAGCAGCAATCTCGTTGAGCCGCTGATCCTTGATGGTCAGTAGGTTTGAATAGAAGGCAGGGTTCTGATTGATCTGAGCCTTACCAAAGGACAACTTGCCCATGGCTGACATCATGGTCTCCACTTCAGCCTCATCCTTGGTCTGCGAGATCGCTGTCTCAAAGCCACCTAGGAGAACCTTACGAGCAACGAGCGGATCCGTAGTGGTCAAGTGGATACTGTCCACCATCTGCTGCATGGCTACACCCACGGAACCCTTGGGATCCCAATCATGGCCGCTTGCACCAGCAGTCCGTAGAGCCTCAGCGATACCGTTCTGAGTCTGCTCAACAGCGATGAACTCTTGACGCTTCAGCATCTCCGCTTGGAACTTACCGCTGAACTCAGCGTTGGCTTCTTGGGCAACCGAGGCAAACCCAGCAGCACCATAGATGTCTGATGTGAAGGCATCCATGCCCACCTTCTCGGCGGCCTGTTTAGCGATCTCAGAGAATGGGACAGGATTCGCCGGGTCTGTGGCAGATGCTGAGAGTGACGCTAAAGCGTTCCTGTACTGGAGGCCACCGGATCGCCCAAAGTTCTTACGGGCTTCCATGAGGAAGAAAGGGTTCGCTGAATCAGGTGCATTGTTCTTGACAACGGCTTCCTTGAAGGCGCGGTTGAGGGCGAACTGCCGCTCCTGTGGGGTAGCGTTGGGATCTACATTGAGATTAACTTGGGAGAAGTCAACAGAGGCTCCTTGGATCGCAAGGTTCCGCTTGTCCTCTTCAGCAGCCCGAGCCATCATTCCTTGGAGTGTTGGGGAGAACCCTGAGAGAGCCTCACCCAATTGCTGTAGGGAGTTACCACGGAGTTGTTGCCCTGGTGCCGGGGTGACATTGAGGTTCACCGGCGAGGCTGAAGGTTGAATAGCAACCTGCGTGAGGTCACGGGGTGTAAGGGATGTTGCCATAGTTAGTACCACCCACGGCTAGTCATGCGGACTGATGTAGGGATGGAACCCATGAAAGCCTCGCGTCGAGCAAGCGTTGAGTAGTTGGCGGATGACGAGGCACCACCAGTACCGAAGCCCATCCGATCTATATTGCCATAAGTATTCACAGCACCGAGGACACCTCCACCTACCTGAAGAGCAGGAACAAACGGACTCGGTGCGGTAGTCGTTGGGTAGGAACGGATCATGATTCCATCGGCTTGCCCCTGCATACCAAGTTGTTCAATCATCAGTTGGCGACTACGAAAGTCGTAGTTGAGGTTGACATTGGCGATGGATTCATTCTGTTGACGGGTGAACTCGTTCATCAACATATTGACGGAGTTGCCTTGGATACCCGCTTCGCCCGTAGTGGTACGAATGGAACCAAAGGCCGTCTCTGCTTCCTGACGGATCTGCTGCACCTGTTGAGCCTTACTGATCTGCTCCTCACGCTGACGGACACCGACCTGCTGATATTGGAGTTGCAGGTTCTCTTGGGCAAGCCGCTGCCCTTCTTCGTACTGGTACTTCTGTGAGTCAGCCGCTTGCTTCTGACCGGCATAGGACACACCGGCACTTGCTGCTGTTGCTGCCACCGATAGCACTGCCATGGTTCCAGCAGCAGCAGCTGCCGCTCCCTCTGATGCTCCAAGAGCAACACCGATGGGTGCTAGGAATGGAATACACATGAGTTAGATAGCCTTTCGGTAGTAACCGATTAGTTGATTGTTGTGAGTAGTGATATTGGTGAGAGTGAATCCCACCCACACCAGCCAGTCTGTATGTTTCGTGTTTCGCATATCGACCCAGTTTCCTGCTCCAGAAATACCGGGTATCTTGGAAACAGGAGCAATGATGTGGTTCACCCACAGCCGACTCTGCCGCAGGAATGCCATAGGAAATGTGAAGAGCTCTTCAGTCCCTAGAAGCCAGACGGTGCCGGTGGGCGTGATCCCGAACATGGCCGTGGGGTTCCCTGTTTCCCCGATGACGGTGAGGCACTGCAACGAATGCGCCAGACCCTCCCGCAGAGAACACAGCGGATCAACCCCCCACAAGTCGCACTCTTGTCTGTCAGCCTCACGCAGAGCTCCTGCGATCCGAGCACAATCGGCTTCTTTCGAGGGACGCACATGGGGGGTCATATTGTCCTATTACGGGTTGAGTAGTTCGCCTCAAAGGAGGCACTTTGGATCCGACATGGAAGATGAGATGTGCTCACTACAGATACCTTGGCATCAGCAGCGCGGCAGTGAACAGGGAACCTGAACGAGTCTGTAACTAGATTCGGAGTATTGGCAAGTAGACTGCCACCGAGTACTGACCCATCGAATGTGTATGAGAATGGCGTTCGATACTTAGGGGTCACTTCAACCTTGAAGTTCCCTGTTTCCTCGAACGATAGAACTCCATAGGTGAGTTGCAAGCGGCCATCAATGATGGGCTTATCCTGGTTCCGTGCATACTGCTTCGAGAATGTCCAACGCATCTCGTATGGAACACCCACCCACGCAACGGTTCCAACTAGATTCGCAAGGACAACTGCCTCAGTGCTAGTGACCTGAATAGGCTGATACTTGATCCCGTTGGCTACCACTACGGGGCTATAGGCACTCAGGTTTAAGTTAGCAGGGAAGGTGAACTTAGTGGTTCCATAGACGGTTCCCGCGACTCCTGTGATGACTACGCGACGGTCGAGGTGAACACCCCAAGTTAACCCTGTGTCTGTGAAGCGTCCTTCAAACTCCACCTTCTCCAAGAAGGTTTCGGTACCACGGGTAACCACCATGTACAGGATGTGGTCGTACCAGTGCATACCTGCGACTACTGCATCAGCACCGAGATCCCATTTGCTCCAGGCTGATTGGATCTTCTCGCTGCCGTTTACGAACCACTTATGGTTGTATAGGCCGGTAGATGTACGGAGGAATGCCGTACTGTCATGGGTGCTCACAGCAATCTGTTGAGGTACCCCTGCAATATAAGCAGGGATGTTGGCAGTGATATCGAGTCCGTCATACTTCTCATCAACAGAGATACGCACATATTCACGGACACCCACATTCTGTCCCTTGCTCTGGATGAACAAGAGTGATCTGCCCGTAGGTTGTGGCTTACAGACCGAGGAGAAGTTCTCGAAGTCTGTGGTCTGAACGATCTCAACAGTCTCAGGGGTCAGGTTGGTATCCGCACCGGAACCTAAGGAGAACTGAGTGGTATCCGTGAAGAGGATCAGGCGTTCATCCCAACCGACTGCTGCTCGGAGTGCTGATACCTGAGAGTGTGCTACCGATACATCGATGGGATCTGAATCAATGATCTGCGTTGATGTTGTACGCCAGAAGCCGAAATAGTTCCCCGCCTCACTCATGACCACCTTGTTGTCCGCGAGGAAACCAAGGCGATTCCTGTAGAGGAACATATCGTTGATCTTGCGTCCAACGAATGACGGAGGGGCTGCTGTTACAGCATCACCTACCAGGCGGAGATCCCATGTGGGTTTGTAGCATCCAAAGTTGCCATCTGACCTTCTTACAAGGACATAAGGCAGCGTGGTGTCTGAGAGTGTCGTAGTAACACCGAAGCCAACAGACTCTTCCCAACGGCCTGAGCCGGTGATTCCATCGTTAGCGATGAAGATCCCGTAGTAGTCGCTCGTAGATGGATCTTCAATGTCAGCACCAATGGCTATCTTGAATCCATGAGGAGCCGCTAGGGGTAGATCAGAGATACGGGCTACCTTGCCCTTGGCGGCGGACATGATGGTTCCACCGGCAGAATCAGATGTCTTGACGGTGAATGTCTTGGCAATACCAGATTGACTCTGAACCAGGACGATGGTGGATCCTGTGATAGTTGCTGTTACATAGTGAGTAGCAGTTCCTCCGTTAATCAGGGTCACCAAGGCAGCAGCTATGGTTTCTGTATCAGCGGTAGGAGCACTAGCAGTTGTCGTATGGGTGTATGGATAATCAGTAGTCAAATACCGAATCGTTACCGTGTACTTAGTTGAGTAGGAAGCCTGGATGATGGCTACAAGAGCCTTCTGTTCCGCCACCGCAGTTGCTGTAGCTTCCATCGTTACAGCCGTAGTGGTGTTCAGCAAGAAGGTGTAGTCAGCAACCGTGAGTGCCCGTAGGTTCGCAGGGGTGCTGAGGTAACCAGAACCAGGGAGCGTGAAGGCTGTGGTGCCGCTGCCACCATCCGTATAGACAGGCTTCTCTACACCAGCAAGCGTAAATACCTTCAAAGTAGTTGAGGTTCCGCGCACCACATACCGCTCAACCGAGTCACGATTGATGAAGTGCACAAACGGTGCTGCCGCCTCAGTTGTAGCCAACCGTTCCACATGGTTCGTTGGCGGCCGCTTAGTCAGCCCCTCGGTCAACGAAGGGTAAGCGTTGGTCTGCTCCTCAAGCTGTGAGGGCAACCGCATCTGAGGGGGCTGCTGAGAGACCCCTTGAATCAGGTTGGGGATCTGGAGCGAGATTAAGCTCACGCCCACCTCCGGAGGTTCGATGAGACATCTGCATTGTTGAATATGTTGAGGTCTGCTTGCTCAGATTCAAACTCACGAAGAGTCATCCAAGCCTGAACCTCATCACGCTCCGTAAAGGCAACGCCCTTCTCACTCCCAACCAACCGGGCTACCAAGGTGCGCCCTGCTCGGATCATGGCGTACCTGCGGGCTGACTCAGGCATATCGTCCCATTCCAGGAGGATGACTACATCGAGTTCATCCATGTCAGTCGTGAAGACATCCGTGGAGTCCTCACGGTTGTAAAGGAAACTCCCTCTCTTGGCGACATCCTTAGTCGCATGGTCAACACGAACCCAAGCAGCGGGTACCGCAATCTTGCCATTGACATTCTTAGTCAGGGTCTGCTTGGTTAACTTGTTCCAAGACCACTCGCGGCTGCAAAGGTCTCGGCAGACTTCATCGAGGATGTTGAGGGACATACTCACATCAGCCGTAGCCGTTGCTTCAAGCGAAGACACCGGGGATTCCCCGATGCAGGACAGCATCGTGTTGATCGCAGAGATCTTCGTTGTTTCAGTGAGTGCCATGGGGTTCTCGATGGTTGCTTAGGGGATCAAACAGAATCCCCCTGCACCTATTTCTAGATGCAGGGGGGATAAGTGGGTTAAACAGGATTAGGCAACAGCAAGACCAATGGCGCACTCAGGACGCAGAACGCCGAAGCCAGCCATCATCTTCGAGACAACCAGGGTGCCCTGGTACTCGATCTTGCGCTCCATCTCAGTCGTGACATCGAACTTCTTGACGCAACCAATGGCATCAGCGTGTCCACAGATACCCCAGGCCTTAGCCATGGAGTAGGCAGTCGAAACGGTACCAGCGTAGCCAACGCCGTTGTCACCATACACATCGGTAACAGCATTGGCGTTAGCGAACAGAGTGGTGTTAGAAGCCAGTGACTCCTTGGGGAACAGGTTCGACTTCATCAACTTGAAGCCAGCAACCTCAACGGTAGCAGCGGTGCCCTTGGTGACATCACCCACACCGCTACCGTAGTCCTTACTGAAGCGGAAGGCCTGAGCAGTAGTCACTGCTGGTGTTCCCAAGAGAATCTGGTACTGCTCTGGACGGACAACGCAGAAGCGACCTTCCACCGGCACATCCTTGTTATCCAAGGCAACCTGTGCTTCATAGAGACCATCAAGGATTTGAGTGCCCGTTGGGTCAGTAGTGCCCTTAGTGATGATCTGACCAGCCAATGCCGTACCGTTTGCCGAGGTGGCACTGATAGGTGAAACGGCGTTCGCTGCTGACCAGAAGGTGGACATTGCAAAGCGGTCATAGGCATACGCAAGCGCACGACCAAGTTCCGTTGCAATCGGTGACCGTACATCCCAATGGTTTATCAGCTCATCAACATCATTGATGAGCGTGTTCGCGGTCAACATATTGTCGAGCGTAAGGATGCGCTCGGCGTACTTGAAGTTCGTCAGGTAACCCGACGCAGCTTCAAGGATGTTGTCACCAGGGGTGTGCCACTTCGCGGTAGCAGAACCGTACAGTGGGAAGGATGCAGACTTGCCGGTAGCAATGCTGCGGGTCCGCACAAGGTCCTTCATGACGCACTTACTTTCGTATTGCGAAATGATTTCTCCACTAAACACTTTCAGGAAAAGCGCACGGGCATCACCTGATTGGTTGATCTGTCCAAGACGGTTAATTGCTTGATTGAATTCGCCAGCCATAATAGTTTTTCTTTCTCAAAACATGACAAAGCAGGATTGTTGGTTGTCCTTTGATTACGGTGCAACACCTGAGCTGGTACCCAACGCATTGGGCAGCCCCGTGTCTGCATCTTCTTCTGGGAGTGTGGCCACCCAGGCTCCTGCTGGAAGCCTGACGCGACCATTTGATTTCACCTTAGTTCCATCCTTCTGCACCACGAACACACGGGCATCGACTGACTCTGCAAGTTGAACCGGGGTACCCTCAGGTACCAGGATCACGCTGCTTGAGCAGCCAAGCACGAATATGAGCCCGAAAGTGGCGGCGTTTGCCACCAGCACCCGGGTCAGCGTCTTGGGCATAGGTTGGTTCTTTGGCTAATTTGGTGAAGTAATTGAGTAGTGCCTCAAGGAGTGGTTTGAGCCACCCCCACATTAGGCAACCTTCTTCGAGGAATCCTTTGCGAGGATCAGTCCAACACCGGCGGTGATAGCGGCGATTGTTGCCCCGATATCCATGGCAGTTGCTGGGTTACCGTCGAAGAATGCTGCAAGTGCGGATCCGATAGCAACAACGATTGCAGCGATACCGCAGATAGTGGTGTTCTTGTCTGACATATTTATCCTTGTTGGAAGTTGGAAGCACCCATACGCAAGGACACCTCGCGCCGGAATGCTGGATCAGTTTGATAGCGGGGATCAGTCATAGCAGTAACCATCTCATGCTTCGAGCGGAACCCAATCTGAGTACCCGTTGCTTTCCCATCGACCCGCGCAGGGCTCCGGTTCTGAGCATCGAATTGTGCCTTGAGGGTCTTGATGGCAAACGAGGCAGACTTCATGTTGCCTGAGCCCATGATCACATTGAACGCCTCTTGGTCATCTGCTGAAAGGTTCTTCCCTGCCCAATCGATGACCTCGTTGAAGCCTTCACGGCCACCTACGACTGCATAGACACCTTCGGCTTGCTTATCAGCGACTGCCTTCTGACCTTCGATGTAGGCATCAACAACTGCCTTACCGAGTCCAAGGGACTGAAGCTTGGCATAGGAGTCCTCGGACAGGTTGCCCTGGTTACGGAACTCCGATACGAAGCCATCGAGTGCCTCGGTACCAATGACCTTGGCAGCAGATGCTTCATCAGCAACTGGCTCAGTCTTTGGATCCTTGGCACCCAACTTCGCCTGTAGTTCAAGGTAAGCCTTCTCTAACTCAGCGGCATCTTTGAACTTCCCGGCAAGAGGGGCGGGTGCTTCGGAGGATGCAGGGGATCCCGAGGGTTCCGCTACCTGCCCAAAGTCACCCGCTGGCACATTGGCCTCTGCCTCTGCACGGGCGGTCTCATCAAACCGTGCAGCGTAAGCCGCATCGTTGGGACCTTGTGATGGATTAATCTCGAATACTGGTGTCGCTTCAGCCATTTGGTGTCATTGCTCCTGGTTGCATCTGTTGTCCCTGTTGCATCTGTGCTTGCATCAACTTCGCACCACCTTGCACAACACTGGGACCGAGTTTCTCAATACTTGCTTGTTGCTGTGCCTGTTGGGATTCCTGTTGGATCTGCTCTTGGCTCTTAACGAGTCCATTGAGGTCGAGTCCAAGTGCACTTGCTCTCTTCGTGAGATACCCCTGCACATTGATGTATTGAACGAGTGCCTGTGGTCCAAGGCTGTCCTTGACACCCACAACAAACGCATCGAGTTTCTGTAGATCCTGTCCACGACCAAGGGCATCAAGGCCGGTGACGATGACGGGACGCACCATGCCCTTAGGCATCTTGCGGAGTTTCTTCTTACGCAGCATCTGACCCATGACAATGAGTACGAGGGGCTGCGATAGTTCTTCGCTGAGGGTTGCGAACACACCACCCAAGGATGACTCCAGCTCTGAGATCATTGCGCGGACTTCAGTAGCAGTCACACGCTCTCCCCCACGCTGTACCGCAGTGTTCAGGAGGAACGCATATCCGAGGCGATCCTTAATCCCATCCATAGTGTCAAGGGCAACCCGGAAGTCTTGGTATTTCTCTACCTGAAGAACACTCACGTCGTCTGCGATGCCCTCACGGATAGCACCGTTAGGAGCATCCTGTAGGGTTCGAGCCTGTGTGAGACCATTGGGGTTCACAAGGAACAGCATTCGTGATGCTGCCATGGAAGCCTCAACGATGCTGCGGGTCAGACCTTCAAGGCTGATCAAGTCACCGAGGTACTCCTCAACGAGACCGCGACCATAGTCCTCGCTCGATACACGGTTCCACCTGAGGACAACATAGGGCAGATCTTCAGCAGCGTAGGTAGAGCGCGAGTCTGCTACTTCGCAACCGGCTACCTCTTGCCAGACATCAAACTTGCCTGATTCCTGTCGACAAGCAATGGTGTAGACATCGACTTCCCGGGCGACATCACCTGATTCCATGTAGACAGCAGCACGGATCTCAGGGGATAGTACGGCTAAATCAGACACTTCTTTCGTGACGATGTGGATGATGTTGTCTGAGGGATCCCGTTCAACGACATAACTCTCAAGCCCACGGAACCGCCACTTACCCTTAGGGGTTAGTTCGATCAAGCCGTTGCCTGAGATCAGGAGGTGGCGCATGGCCTCATACATGATGGGTCGAGTCTGCATTGACTCGATTTCATCCATGATCTCCTTCTCCATCTCGCTGAAGGCATAGTCAAGTTCACCCAAGAGATCAGCGGACTCAGCAGCCCGGATGGTTTCCCGGTTGATGGTGAAGCGGAAGAAGGGGGTATTCGGGGGGAGCAGCGAGAGCAGCAGTTTGGCTGCTAGGTTGTTTACCCCTCGGGCTCCAAGGCTGTTGTAGGGGGTAGGGAGTGCCGAGGCAGATCCTGTACCGGCGGCTGGATACATATATGGCAGCGTCAGTTCAGAGCACTTACGCGCCCGAAGGACATAGGAGGAACGCTCCCCATCCAAACGGTTCCACTTCTCCTTAGCCGAGTAGTCCATTTAGTAAGCCCCAGGGATGTTGGCACCGGATCCATTGTTCACCGACGGGCTCAAGGGGATCGTCAGGAGATCCAACCCGAAACCACCGGGCTTGCGCTTTGCCATGGTTGCTGCCGTAGCCTTGAAGGATTCAGCCATCTTGACGGGTGCCGGTGGCGGTGGTGGTGATGGTTGTGGCTTCGGGATCGAGGGCATACACATGGTTATTTTTCCTGTTGTTCTTTGAGCTTTAGTTCGAGGAATTGGATCACTGACCAACTCCCAAGGCGATGCCAGATAGCGCGGTCTTGATCATCCAACCGAGGGATGGGTAGAGGGAACCGCGCCTTCAAGGCAACGATCAATTGGGGATTGATTAGCGGGATTTCAGTATCCTTCATTCCATAGGTACCAATCCAGGCAGGATGACCTCGCCGGTGTCGTTCAATTCCATGGGCAAAGTGTTCTCCCGGATCCGGTTGAGAGTCCATTGGTAAGCCGCAAGGTTCCAACGGGCAGCCTGTAGATGGGGCTCATCCCGATGCCCAATCATGTACTTGGTCAGATGCCGTATGCCTGAGTCGAGGTAGCGCGATAGGGGCTGCCCCTTCTCCCAGTTGCGATCCCCATACTTCTTTGCACCCAACTCCATGTAGCGGGCATCTGCTTCGATGATCTCCCAAGGAAGTAGATCGAACCTGCCCTTCCCCTCCCGTGTATCCCGGCGGCTACCTGTGTTCCACTCCTGCCGCTTGCCACTGTCCTTCAGGCTGATCCCTGCGATTTGATGATCACTCATTCGACCACCGAGTGCTTTCCGTAGTGGACAATCTTGGGTGCCTTGGGCTCCACACGGATGTCATCACCACACCCAAGGTTCACCAGGCGAACCTCAAGCTCACGGATCCGAGCGAACTGCTTCTTCTCTCTCTCCATGTGGTAGTCAAGTTCAGCCAGGGTGTCGGACAGTAGGTTGTCTGAGACAATCCCATACTTGCGGCTTGCCTCTAAACGCTCTATCAATGTTTGCGGCTTTGCCATTGCAGATCCTTTCAGTAATCGGGTGAACTGTCGATGATGAAGAACAAGAGAGCACTACAAGCCGCTAAGACCACGATGATGGTTCCAAAGACAAGGACAAAGTCAAGCATGGCTTGGCTCCCATAGGCGAACGCGACCCGTCTTCTTGACATAGTCACCCTTGCGAAGGATGTAGGCACACCGGGCTTGAGTAATGGCTACCGCTGCTGAGAGCCCTGCTTTCGCATAGGTCTCCACGACACCCGCCCAACCACCCTCATCAACGATCTTCTCTGCCCGCACTGGACCAATGCCTGGGCACCCTGGGTACCCATCGACTCTGTCGCCGGTGAGCGTTTGGATCAGATGGGTTCTGTTGGCATCAGCAGGGGTAACTGTGATCACACCGGCATCAGGGTTGTTGGGGTTGAACCAACGACCGGGGATGGTCTTCATGTCCTTATCAGCGGAGACAATGATGGACTTGGTCTTGCCTGTGGCGTAGATGCCCATGACATCATCAGCCTCAAGGTTCTTCCAGGTCTGGCAAGGCCAACACTCCTTGATGTAGGCGCGAAGCTCCACGAAGCAGATGGGCTTACGGGTTGCCTTACGATTTGATTTGTATTCCGGGTACACACCCTTTCGGAAGTTCATGGCATCCGTAAAGCACACGGTGTAGGAGTCTCCCCCAAGTTTCTCCACGAACTCCACGATGTCTACATCAACCCGACTCTTAGCCTCAGCGAAGTCTGAGTGGAGCGTGAAGAAGTCATCACCCCAGTTGATCACCTTCTCTACCGATGCGGCTGCTGTGTATGCGAGGATGTCACCATCGATAACAATATGTGTCTTCATTTCTCGTCCCTACCATCTCGCTCTTCAGCATTAGTAATCATGTTCCGCACTCGCATTGAGAGCATCTCAGTCATCCCAAGCATCTCGGGAGCACTCCCGTTGGTTTCCATCACGATTGCATAAGTTGTCTTGGATCTGTTCTGGTACCCAAAGAACACGAAGCAATCCATGCGCTTATCGATCTCTTCGAGTAGTTCTGTGGTGCTTGCAAGCTCAAGGTCTTTCATGCAGATTCCTTTCCGTAGTCGATTCGCTTCAATGACTTGATGCGCTGTATCAGTTGCTTCCGTTGCTCTGACCCTGGAGGCCAAGTGCGGATCTGTGTCATTAAGGATGCTTGGGTGCGCTTCTCGATGAGGTAAGGGGAGACCATCAGGGCAGCATTGATTGCGTTGTCTCCATCAACGACCCACTCCCAGGCTGTACGGGCATTGGGGTTGGTTGTTGACTTACGGCGGATGCGCCCACCCCATTCCCTCTTGAGCGCAGCGAGTACCCCAGGAAATGTGTTCGAGACACATAGGCGCGCATTGCCCTTGCGGTAGATCGCAAAGGATCCTTCACCATCGATATAGCCAGCCAGATAAGCAATCCAATTGCTCCTTTCAATGAGTCTCGGCCCATGAAGCCCCGGTACGGAACTCACCATCGAGGGCACACCGGAAGCCAAGGGTTTCCCCTGCTGACTTGATGCAACCAACGGCATTGGTGCCAATGTGGTCTTCAAGACCCCGACGGCATTCGATTTGGAACTCATCATGGATCCATCCGATGACTGCATAGTCTTTCCCCCATTCGAGATTTGCCCAGGACATATTCTGAACGAAGTGCAAGAGTGCTTGCTTCATAATGACTGCACCGGCAGACTGAAGCAGTGTGTTCAATGCTGCGTGTTCTGAGCGGATAGGTAGATGTCTGCCATCGAGACCAATCAGGTACCCACGCTTCGATGCTGCTGATACGCAGTCTTTGAGAACCTTGTAGGCACCCACCTTCTTCTCGAAGGAACCCCGGAGCCGCTTGCCTTCCTTCACACCACCACCAACAGTCATGCCTAACTTGAGATCACCGGCTCCGTAGATCATGGCATAGATCAGAGTCTTGGCGATGTTCCGTTTCTCTTCAAGATCTGCATTGTGCTTATCCCGCTTAGTCCCTGGTGCAACAATCCCGAATGCAATGGCGTTTGTCCAATGGATATCACCCTCAAGCACCGCCTTGCTGTAGAGACCATCGTCATAGGCATGGAGGAAGTGGGATAGGCATCGAAGCTCTAGCCCCGAAGCATCAGCACCAACGAGCACCCAGTTGGGACGGGGACCAAAGAGGCTGCGGCACTCCTTGCCATAGGGTGACCTTGAGGCAGGAACCTGCGCCATGTTGGGCTTACTGTGGGTTGCTCTGCCGGTGACTGCACCATTGGTATTGATGCGGCCATGGATGACTCCATTGCGGGACAACTTCACCCATGCTTCCTCACCTTCACCGATCTGCCCAAGACGCTTCACGATCAGTAGGTACTCACATAGAAGTTTGGCTTCCGGATAAGGGAGCTTGGAGAGCACAGCCTCGTCGATCTTTGGTTGCCCTGAGGGAGTCACCTCCTCCGCTTGCCACCCGTAGAGTTCATTAAGACCTCTCGCAATGTCCATACGAGACCCTGGGTTGAATACAGCGGTCTTCACCTTGGTCTTCATCTGAATCATCTTGGCTGGGAAGACCTGCACCAACTGTTCCTTGAGATCCACCCGCTTGATCAGTAGTTGCGCGGTGAGCCTGTCAGCACCAGGGCGATCAAAGTGCCACCCTGCCCGCTCAATGCGTTGGCAGATCCGAGCGACCCCTAGTTCCAATTCAACGGCCTTCGGTGCAGGACCCTGTGCAATCAGGTGCTGATAGAGAGCAAGGGTGACCTTGGTATCTACCTCGCAGTAGTCCTGCATCTCCTGAGTCCATGCTGACCAATCAGCGTTCTCACCGTAGGTGTCCTTGAGGAGCCCAAGACGCTGCCCCCATGCCTTGAGGCTGTGGCTACCAATCAGTTCCTTGTTGAATCCAACACGCTTCCAATCATCATTGCGGAGGTCTGGGTAGACCAAGCGAGAGAGTGTCAGGGTGTCAAGGATCTTCTTGGTTGGAATGAATCCAAGGAGTTGTTGGAGGATCGGTAGATCGAAGCCAATGATGTTCTGACCGATGATGCAAGATGCTTCTTGGAGAACCTTGATGGAAGCACCATGACCTGAGGCAAGACTTGTAGATGTAAGGATGGCTCCGGTATTCGCATCACGGGTGACGATGCACCAGATCCTTGTGGAGGCATCGAGTGAATCGGTCTCGATATCGAAGACCACAGAAGTGTCCAAAGTATTTGGACTATTGCTCATGGTGCTTGCTCACTCCCGATCCAGAGCCGAAGGTCTGCTGCGGTGCCCCGGTGGAGAATCCCTGGTGTCCCTGCTCCCATACCAGCACCTTCAATGTTGAAGCTGACCCACTCTGCTGCTTCCTCATCAGTCATGCCCTGCTTGACGAATACACTGCACAGCTTCGGGTAGCTGTAGATCACTACAGGTGGATAGCCACATCGATCAATGAAGCCGATGACGGCCTTGTCTGCTCCATCAATCCACAAGGTCTCAGCACTTTCCTTCTTTGCGGATTTATCCATGTTGGTCAACTAATTATAAGTGATGCTTTCGCCAAGGCAATAGTGCAATGCCGTGGATTTCCACGGAATTAGAAGGGAGACTCTTCGAGTTCCTGTGCAGGATCGAACATGGCGCACTCGCTCAAGCGACCAGTGTCCTTGTCGTACTCCAGGCCCATGCAGGATCCTGTCTCACCTGTGTAGCGGCACTTCAGAACGCGCACTCGCATTTGGTTCTTATTGTCGCCCTGTTGGTTCCGCTCAAGAGCGATGACTGAATCACTCAGTTGAGCAATGCTCTGAGATGACCTGAGGTGTGACAGACTTACTTCACCGCCCTCCTCATGGCTGCGCCCATCGATACGCTTCAGGTGGCACACAACAAACAGGGTGATCCCTGTCTCCTCCACCAGGGTGCGAAGCTTGGTCATCAGGTTGTCCAACATCCGCCGCTCATCCCCTTGCCCATCATTGAGCCCGGATACTGCAATGGATATGTGGTCGAGTACTACGGCCTTGCACCCAAGACCCTTACCCATGTAGCGGATGCGGTCGAGGAGGTTCTGCCCCTCGGTACTCCCGAAGTGGTCATAGAGGAACACCTGTCCAGCCGCGAAGACCTTGTCAAAGGAGTCCCGTAGTTCCTTCGGGTCAGCCCCGAGGTGGAGCCGCTTGTTCGCTTCGAGACTCATCAGGCCAATGGCGGTACGCGCTACGGATTCCTCAAGGGCGATATAGCCCACGGGGATCCCTGCTTTGATTAGGCTGAACGCGAGTTCACGGCAGAACTGGCTCTTGCCTACACCTGTACCGGCGGTAACTGTGACGAGTTCCCCTGGGCGGATCCCATGGAGCATTGCTGATAGAGGAGCCCATGGGTACGGGATGCCCTCGGTTGCATCGAATGCTTGGATGCGCTCCCAGATGTCGTTGGCTGAAACGATGCCATCAGGGCGGAATGGTGGTGCTGTCCATATGGCATCAATCAGTTGCTTCGCCTTACCACCCTTGAGGCACTCGTTGGCATCCTTCAGGGGCAAGCGGGCTATGAAGGCTTTCCCGGGACTCAATACCTTGGCACATTCCTTGGCAGCGAGTTGCCCTGGTTCATCCATGTCAAAGGCGAAGACCACCCGGTCAAACCCCTCCAACCAATCGAGGCTCTTTGCCACTGCCTTGGGTGCCGATTGGGCACCATTGGGTACCGATACCACAGGCCACTTGTGATCCTGCATCTGAGACAGGCTCATGGCATCGATCTCACCCTCGGTCACCACGACCATGCGCCCACTGCCGGCGAACCGATGTTGCCCAAAGAGCACCATTTGAGTGGCATCACCCAGGATACGGAACTGCTTGTCAGCGGTACGGATCTTCTGAGCAATGATCTCGCCTGATGCGTTGCGGTACTGCGCTACCTGTACGGGTACACCAAGGTGCTCACCGATACCGTAGTTCCATGATCGGCAGGTTTCCTCGGAGAGACCTCTACGCTCCAGTGTCACATATTCGGTTTCAATCATTGCTGCGAAGTCCTTCCGCTGTGGGGTTGACGCGGTAGTTCCATCACCACGCTCATGGTGTTTGCATCCAAAGCAGAATCCGTGACCATCGGAGTACCGCGCTAGGTTGTTCTTGGATCCACAAGCCGGACAAGGCTCATGGCGCAAGAAAGAAGCTTCAGTCACGGAACTGATCTCCCGGGGTAACCACTGCCGTTCGATCACCATTGATCCAAGTGCAGGACACCGTTTCTCCAAGATGCTTTATGAGTGCCAAGGCATCTACGCGATACACGGGTAACCACTTCTCCGCAGTATGTGATCCTTTGCCGGTCGCCCCGGCTAGGAGTCGACAAATTGTCACACCAGCACCATAGGGGTAGTCACCTTCAAGTGCGTAGAACGACACTGTGATCAGCTTCCCACCACCTCGGTACTTGATGATGTCTTTCATGCTTCCAGCGCGTAGTTGCTGCGTGATGGTGCAGGAGTTCGATTAGGTGTGATGCGGTCATCGAGTAACGGCATCTGTCCAACGAGTGTTGAGAGGAAGATGCGGAGTGAGCGGATCTCTACGCGATCCAAGGTTGCAAAGGTGTCTGATCCAAACTCGATCTTGAGTTCACCACTCGACTCCGATACTTGGCAGAAGGAGGGCTGACTCGGATCATCACTGACCAACCGTGGATTGAATACTTGCTTGTAAGCCATATTGATTCGTTTCTGTTAGGTGCATCATGGAGCCCTGTTGCTCCTGCTGCGCTGCTGCTAATGACTGAATGAATGAAGGGGTGTCAGATAAACGCATCATCAACAACCATTCGCCGCGATCTCTACGCATCACAACAGCGGGACACTTCTTGCCCTTACTGTCCTTGATGGCCTGTTCGATGAAGTCATAAACAGCCAATGACTTCCGTAACTTCACCTCGAAGTGCAAGCCGCCGGTTCCTCCTAGGTCTGCCGAGAGGCTCCCGCTTGATTGGGCTGCCCGGAAGCAACCAGGGAGATTTAAGTGCTCCCTGATTGCATCCCGTGCATCCCGTTCCCCACGCTTCCCTCGTTCCCGGTTGTTCATCAGAAGTCTTGCGCCTTAGGTGACTTCTTCTTAGGAAGTGACTCTCGCTTAGGTTCTTCCTTAGCAGCCGGTACTTTCTTATCCTCCTCAAAGTCTGAGAAGGTCTCCGTGGTGAAGCCCGCATCAGTCGCGCCGAAACCGAAGTCCGATGCACTGGATGGCATACCTTCGCGGAGCTCAATGATCTGTACACCACGGAGACGGAGACTCAGACCTACCCCACCGATGCCTGGTTGATTCCAAGAGGTGATCTCAACAGCAAGTCGAGCGCGGCTTCCATTGCCTACTCGGATATCACCATCAAGCTTGGTGCCGCGAGAGTCAAAGAGTGCCGGACGCTGAACCCAAGTCTTCCCTGACTTGGTCTCGACATTCGCCCGCAACTTTGCCTTGACTACCAACTTGCCCTCTTCGTTGCGGCTGTAAGGGAGCGAAGGGGATGTCTTGACCTTCTTGCCACCAGAACGCTTGGTCTCGTCTTCAACAGCAGCAGCGAGTGCCCGTGCAAGGGTTGCCTCAAGAGCATCCGCATCAGCACCATCTTCAAACATGATCCGTGTGCTATAGGTACCCGCTGCATCAAACTTCATGTCCGGCTCAGTCAAGTTGGGCCAGATCAGGGTTCCTGTGGGTGTCGTTAACTGCGTATGTGTGCTCATTTGCCCTACTTTCTATATATGTTGTGCCCGATATGCATACCTAACGATCATTTTCACCATTGTATGTACGAGAAGAGTATCTCGCAATGGTCAACTATTAACTACGAGAAGAAATACGGAGCATCCACCAACAACTTCGTATCAAGGGTTCCCTTAGGGGGAGCAGGTGGCAACACCATTCCCACGGGTAACTGAGCATTGATCTGTCGGATCCAATCACCCAAGGGATCACCGGCGAAGGTGTCCACCCATGCTGCCCGTAGTTCCCTGTTGAGTACCGGGGCGTAAGCAGCGTGTGTCAGGTAGGAGTCATGTACGAAAGCCATGTCAGGTACCCCTGCTGCTACCAACCGTATCGCTGTCTTCCGAGCTGCACAGGCATCCAAGGAGTGAACAAGGTTTGGAACGATGCCATGGATGTGCTTGCGCCTGTTGATCCGCGCTGTCTTCTTGCGGATCTGCCAGATGTTTGCCTGAGGTCCCAAGACAGTTCTGACCCGTGACTTGTCATAGTTCATGTATGACTGCTGCACAGTAAAGCCATCAGGGGTAACCCATGTTGCGTGAATACCGCTTTGAACGAGAACCTTGGCTGCTCGCTGCGCCCAACTGAGGAACGCCATGCCACCTACGCAGACCTCGCTGATTGCTGGCCATAGGCTCTTGATCAGGACTCCGCATGGGTAACTCGGATCCATCCAAGGTCCACCACGGTGCTGCTCGAAGTATGCCTCCCGTAGGTACATGACAGCAGACCGCTGCGAGATGCTGTAGGGAACAGTCATCACGACCCGCTTGATGAGGCTCCGTGTGATCCCTAGTTCTGCCCATTGAGCAGCATGGTCATCACCCCGCTTGGCAGCCTCAATGATCTTCTGCTGCGTCCGTGCAGCAACAATGCTGTAGATGTCTGCGGGGACATTGGAGGGCAGCAGGTTGACGGCTGCACCCCCTACTTCATCCTTGAGCAGGAGCGAGAGAACCTGTAGGCCATTGCAGCTTCCATCGACGGCAACCATGAGGTGCGAGGGTTTGCCGGCGCGGACATTGGGTACATCAAGGCACCACGCAAGGAACGAGAAGGGATCTGCGGCATCCTTCCAGCGACCCACGGTTCCTAAGGGATCCTTGGCGATACTCTCGGCTTCCCCTGAGTTGACCCATTGGCGGGCTGCTGCCTCACGCTCGGCATAGGTGCCCTTGACACCCCTACAGGCTGCCGCATGGCGCAACCAGGCTGCTGTCGCCTCCCCTGCATGAGGGATCACATGACCCTGCCCGAACTCAATGAGACCCTTCTGAAGGTCGTTGCCCTGGTGGGACAGCCCCGTGGACTGACAGTAGAACCTGCCTCGGAAGTCCAGGCTTGAGGCATGGAAGAACCGGAGGTCACCCTCACTCGCAAACTTAGAAGCAAGGCTGATGGTCTGAAGGATCCCGATGCGCCGTGACTTGATCCGCCGGTTGTTCTCGGCGACCCGGTTGGCCTCATGCCAGTACCTACGGATCTCAGCGCGTTGCTCAGGGGTCTTCTCACAGACCAAGTCGAGGATCGGAGGGCGCAAAGGGAACGAACCTTCGGCGTAGACATCCAAGTCGCCCACGGGTGAACGGGTTTCCATGAGCCTCTGCACCACATCAAGCACTACAGCATTGACGCGGTAGGGAGTGTGCTGCACAGCATTGATAGCTGCATACACCTCAGGCATGGTCTTGATGTCATGGCACTCGGTGGCTGACTTGGTAGACCCACGAACCAAAGGGAACCCAAGACCCTCCTCGTAACCACCATCGGTTGGTGAAGACCACTTACGGGGAGGGACAACCATGGGCATCTTGATGGGGTGCAAGGCCTCACCATGCTTCATGTTCTTGTGGGCATACTCCCAGGCATCCTCGGAGAGCGACAGGAGCACCACGGTCTGCCGCATACCACGCTTGTGGCTCCTACGCTCAAAGAGCCCCGTTGACTCGATGGCAGCAATAGCCAGGATGTACCCCACCTTGAGGGCAGTTTCATCGTCCCAAGCGAACTCGTTGACGATGTCCGTGAAGGTACGGGAGACAATCTTCCGGAGCTCCGAGGCTCTCCGTTGGGTAGTCCGGTGGGCAACCCATTGCTGATAGCGGGCTAACCGCTTCTCCTTATCCTTGATTCTGATGGCAGTCAGGATGGCCTCAGTCTGGATGGTCTTGGCAGTAATGATGCAGACGCGGCTGAAGGTCATGGACTTCGCAGCACCATCCATGAACGACTGAAGGGCGATCAAGGAAACCCGGTCGTACTTGAGCCCAAGGTTCCTTAGGGCAGTAGCACCTACCGAGGTTTCCCCGGGCAGAGTCTCCTCAAGGTGCTCTGTCATGGGCTGAATGGCTGCCGAGGTTAAGAGAGTTCCCCAGCCTGTCTCGGAACTCCTACCGGCATCCATGGCTACCTTGATCCGTGCATAGAACCGGCGGCGACCACGCTCATAAGACTCCAGGTCAAGTTCACGCTGAGAAAGCTTCTTAGACATCCTTGTCTCCTTAGGGTTCTTAAAGATTCATAATGGTTAAACAAGGTTGATCTTCAATCAGTATCAAGAGAAATTGTTTAAGTCTTTTTCCGGATCCTTAGATGATATTTTAAGCAAGGATATTCTCTCCCCAAGAGGGAAGATTTCAAGATTGATAGAAAGAAATATGCAGTTGTATTTCTTGCGTCTAACCCTGGAGCACCCTTAGGTTTCATTAT